TGCGGTACGGGGATTTCAGCGAATAATATAAATCCATCAGCTCATCCGCCGTCACTGCCGTGGCAGACGCTGCGGTCACTCCCGTTTCCGCGCCGCCAGTTGCCGCCAGGACACCCAGCGGCTTGCCCTTGCCGTCCCCCGTGAAGAACGCCTCCTCTTCCTTCGCCCCGATGCGGCGGGCAAACTCGCGGGAGATATAGGACTGCAGGTCAAACACGCTGTCGTTTAACAGCTCCTCGGAAACCTTAATCATAGTGCCCAGCTTGTAAGCCCCGATGGAAACCTGCCCGAAGGAATCGTCGCTCTCCGGGTATGCGCCCTCCTCGTCAATCCATGACGCCGTACCCTTGGAAGCCACCACGGGAATCTTGCGGTCCCCGCTGGAGGTCTTGATGACCTTCGCCATCTGCCGGAAGATGTTCTCCTCCTCCAGTGCTTCCACCAATGTGCGCTCGTATTCATCCGGTACCAGATAGCCGCCCTCGGAGTCCGTGCCGACCTGCAGGGCATTGGTGACTGCGGGCATCGGTGCCTTGGAGCGCATGGCGTTCCAGAAGTTCTTCCGGTAATCGTCGGAGGCGCGCCCGGTCTTATCCTCCCCATCGTCCGCATCTGCCCTGCCGCCCGGCTTCCCTGTGAGGGGCCTGTTCACCGGGCGGTTCAGTTCCGCATCCAGGGCCTCCTGCCGCTCCAGCCTTGCAATCTCTTTCCCAAGGTCTGTGATCTCCTGCTCCATCTTCGTGTATGCGGCGTCATCCTCTGCGGAAAGGACTCCGTTTTCCTTCCTGTGGGAATCTAAGAATGCCTTTGCCGCCTCCCATGCTTTTGCGCGCTTCTCGCGCAGTTCAAGAATCGTCATAATGAAATCCTCCTTCTTATCGTTTCAATAAATTAAGCCGCTCCATGAGTGCGTCCACGGAACGGCCGGTTTCTGTATCCGGTGCAGGGATTTCTGCCTGCGCCTGGATATCTGCTTTCGGTTTTTCCCCGCCATATTTGGCGGCCAGTTTATTCAAAAGGGCGTTGTTTGCCGCCCTGCGGGAGAACAGCATGGAGCTTGAAGCCGGAGGGAATTTCTTTTCGTCTTCCTCATCCTCTTCGGAACTGTCCCCTTCGCCCTCCTCCGGCTCCTTTTCCGGCTCCGCCTTTGCCCGCGCCATGATCTCATCCGCAAAGCCAAGCTCTACTGCCTTATTTGCATCCATCCACGTTTCCGCATCCATCAGATGCGACAGCTTCGGGCGGGAAAGTCCCGTCTTTAACACATAAGCATTGATGATGGACTCCTTCACTTCGGCAAGCATATCAATGGCCTTCTGCATCTCGGCATGGTCGCCCCAGGCGATGGTGGCGGGATTGTGAATCATAAGCATGGATACCGGGGACACCAGGACGGTGTCGCCTGCCATGGCGACCACACTGGCGGCGCTTGCAGCGATGCCGTCTATTTTTACAGTTACCTTGCCCTTGTAGTTGGAGAGCATATTGTAGATTTGTGCCGCCGCCACGCAGTCGCCGCCCGGCGAATTGATCCACACGGTAATATCACCGCTCCCGGCATTCAGCTCATCCTTGAAAAGCTGCGGCGTGACGTCATCATCAAACCAGCTTTCCTCTGCGATGGTGCCGTTCAGAAACAGAGTCCTCTCCTCCGGAGCCGTCCCCGCCTCCGCCTGGTTCCTCCACTTCCAGAACTTCTTCGTTTTCATTGGATTCCTCCTCTCCGTCCTTTTTGCCGAACAGACCGGCATCGGACAATTTTGTCATGTTCCCGTTTATCAAATACAAATCACCTCCCAATTCCTCCGGGATACGGTCAAGGTTCTCCAGCTCCCGGATGTCGTTTGCGGACATCCACCCGTTCTGCCGCCCCACGGCGTACCCGTTCATGCGGCTCTGGTAATCCCCGCGGAGCAGGCCGTCCACATTGAACTTCATGAAATACTGCTTCTTTTCCTCTGGGGTCAGCAAAGACCGCGCCATGGACTGCTCCCATCTTGACACCCATGGGTCAAGTGTATATTTCACGAACTCAAGGCTCTGCTGCTCGATGTTGGAGAAGCTGCTCTTTTCCAGATCGCCCACCATGTGCGGAGGCACACGGAAAAGTTGGAGAAGCTGCTCTTTTCCATATCGCCCACCATGTGCGGAGGCACACGGAAAATCCTCGCAATCTCATTGATCTGGAATTTCCTCGTTTCCAAAAACTGCGCCTGTTCCGGGGAAATGGAAATAGGCGTATACTTCATGCCCTCCTCTAAAACTGCCACCTTGTTTGCGTTGTGGCTGCCGCCGAAGGTGGACTGCCAGCTCTCCCTTACCCTTGAAGGGTCTTTCAGCGTCCCCGGATGCTCCAGCACACCACTCGGCTGTGCGCCGTTGGCGAAGAACTTCGCCCCGTATTCCTCGCAGGCAATCGCCATGCCGATGGCGTTCTTTGCCATGGCAATGGGGGAATAGCCCACCAGCCCGTCAAAGCCGAGTCCGGGGATATGCAGCACCTCCGACGGCGGCAGGATGACCGTGCTGCCCTTCACGGTCGGCGCGTCATCCATGCTCACCGTGTATTCATAATAGAGCTGCCCCTTGCTGTCACGCTCCACGCCCATACGGTCCGGCATCAGCGGATACAGCCCGATGACCTCTCCCTTGCCGTTGCGGATGATCTGTGCGTAAGCATTGCCCCAAAGGAGCAGGTGCGTCATCAGCGTTTCCCGGAACACAAAGGAAGTCATCTCCGGGTTCGGCTCATCATGGAGCAGAAAATACAGCGGGTGTTCCGCCGCTTTCTCCTTCCCGCCGTTATCCGTATAGCGGTACATATGCAGCGGCAGCCCCGCCACCGCTTCTGAAAGTATCCGGACGCAGGAGTACACTGCCGTCATCTGCATGGAAGAACGCTCATTGACACGCTTCCCGCTCGTGCTGCCGCCCATGAAAAAACTGTAGGCGCTGCCGGAAGTCCTGTTCTGTGGTGCGTCCCTCGCCCTGAACAATCCACTGAATAATCCCATAGGAACCACGCTCCCTTCCAAAAGACAGACAGCAGAAAGGCACCGCCAAAGCGATGCCCGTCTGCTGCCTGTGTTATGTGTTTTTTTATTTATTATCTTCCCTGATCTGCTTTATCAGCCTGTCAAGACTCACCCCATCCCGGAATCCTGCACGGTAGTAGTATTCGTTTTCCCGCGTGGCTTCCGAGTTTGTCACATCCTCACACAGCTCCATCATTGCCCTCTGCTCTGCGCTTAACTGCTGGAACAGCAGCTCGTGTGCCTGGTCTGCTTTTTCCGCTTCCGCCGCCTGCTTCTCCGTAAGGGGGTATTCCTTTTTAAAGGTATCATGATGCATCCCCATCCGTTCCGAAATGATAAGCTCAAGGAAATCCTTATCTTCCATCCTTCCACCTCCTTCGCCAGACAGCATAAAGGAATATGTGGAAAATAGCCATATAAGGAACCACCAAGGATTCCGCACACAACTCTGTAAAACATTAAAATACCAACAAACCGCGGCTGTCATACACACTCTCCGAGGTTTCGTTCCCACAGCGGATGGCGCGGTCAAGCCCCATGATGGCTGCCACGGCACCGTCAATCTTCTCCGTGGACTTTTCTTTATCTGCCTTAATATTGCCTGCCGGGTCGGTGCGGATGAAGATGTTGTCCATCATCCACCGGAGAACCGGATGCCCGCCGTGGGCAATCATCTGCTCCAGCACCAGCTTCATCAGCTCCTTGGTGGGCGGGGACATATCCTTGAAGCCCTGGCCGAATGGAACCACCGTGAAGCCCATCCCCTCCAGGTTCTGCACCATCTGCACCGCGCCCCACCGGTCAAAAGCAATCTCCCGGATATTGAAACGCTCCCCAAGCCGCTCAATGTATTTCTCAATAAAGCCGTAATGCACCACGTTCCCCTCCGTGGTCATCAGTTTTCCCTGCCGCTCCCACACATCGTAGGGGACATGGTCGCGCCGGACACGCAGCTCCAGCGTTTCCTCCGGCACCCAGAAATATGGGAGGATGCAGTATTTGTCCTCCTCATCCAGCGGCGGGAACACCAGGACGAACGCCGTGATGTCCGTGGTGGAGGACAAGTCCAGCCCTCCGTAGCACACGCGCCCCTCCAGGCCGTCCTCCGAAACCGGGAAGGCGCAGGCGTCCCATTTATCCATGGGCATCCACCGCACCGCCTGTTTCACCCACTGGTTTAAGCGGAGCTGCCGGAAACTGTTCTCCTCCCCCGGATTCTGCTTTGCCGACTCGCAGGCGGCCTCCACCTTGTCAATCCCCACTGTGATATTCAAAGAGGGGTTCGCTTTCTTCCACACCTTGGGGTCCGTCCAGTCGTCCGCCTCATCCGCGCCGTAGATCACCGGATAAAATGTAGGGTCGATCTTCCGCCCCTCTAAGATATCCTTTGCCTTCTGGTGCGTTTCGTAGCAGATGGAATGGGTGTCCGTCCCCGCCGTGGTGATGAGGAAATACAGCGGCTGCATCCTGGCGTCCCCGGAGCCCTTGGTCATGACGTCAAACAGCTTCCGGTTCGGCTGCGTGTGCAGCTCGTCGAATACCACGCCGTGGATGTTGAAGCCGTGCTTGGAATACGCCTCCGCCGAAAGCACCTGGTAGAAGGAATTGGTGGGCGTGTAGATGATCCGCTTCTGCGAGGCGAGTATCTTCACCCGCTTATTCAGCGCAGGGCACATCCGCACCATGTCCGCCGCCACGTCAAAGACGATGGTGGCCTGCTGCCGGTCGGCGGCGCACCCATACACCTCCGCCCGTTCCTCCCCGTCCCCGCAGGTCAAAAGCAGCGCCACGGCCGCCGCCAGCTCCGACTTGCCCTGCTTCTTCGGAATCTCCACATAGGCCGTGTTGAACTGGCGGTATCCGTTAGGCTTTAACGTGCCGAAAATGTCACGGATGATCTGCTCCTGCCAGTCGATCAGTTCAAAAGGCTTCCCCGCCCATGTCCCCTTGGTGTGGCAGAGGCTCTCGATGAACATCACGGCAAAATCGGCGGCGTCCTTATCATAGCGGCTGTCCTTCGCCTTAAATTTTGTTGGCCTGTATTTTTTCAGCTTCCGCATCGCCATCGGCATCACCTCCAGAAGATGGCATAAAAATTGGCCTGCCTATGGCAAGCCCCAATCTATCGGTACAAGATACAGAGCCTTCCGGCTCCGTTCTTGTAATGCTCTGTTTTTCGTTTACTGCTGCATCGCCCAGGCGATTGCGTGGCCGTCATCCTCGAACTCGACTCCGCTTGCCGCCCGGAGACCGATGGTGCCTTCGCAGGTATGGTCGTCGCCCAGGAATTCGTAAGCCGCCCCGAAGTAGCAGGGCTTGTTCGGGCCGTTGAAAAAGTACCCGGCGATGACCACCCTGTCGCCAAAGGTCAGCAGCTTGCTCCATCTGCACTCCAAATCTTCCGGCGTGGTGGGGTTCGGCAGTCTGTAAATCCTCATTGCATCGTTGATCTTCATGGTCTGTGTCCTCCTTTTTGTTTTCCCTTTTCGGTAGTACACATATTCGCTCTTTCTGCCGGTAATAGCAAGCAGAACCGGAGCATAAAGTACACAAACATCTGCTGCGGGAATTGTGTATATCTGCGGCCAGCGGAGCCTTCCGGCTCCGCCGGTCCGGGATAGTTATTTTACCCTGAAAAGGTATCCGTG